GGGGTGACTCTCAAAGAAGGAATTGAGGATCGTCAGAAGCGAGAGATCGCTTTCCATCAGCAGGCAATCAAGAAAGCCGAGGAAGAAGACAAGCTCGCCAAGGAACGTTCTGATAAGACGAAGATGAAGCATCAGACAACGATCCGGAAAATAAAACAAGCAGGAATGGATGAGAAAAAGAAAATGACCGAAAACACCAAGCCCAAGAACCTTCCATTTGGTTTCGTTCTCAAAGAAGATCACGAAGACGCACCGTCGTCTCCTCTCACGAAGAGAGTTCTCGCCCAAATCAAACGCGAGATGAAAGTCTTTGATGACAAGTCTGGAAACCCGGAAGAAATCTTCGACGGAAAACACGTGGCACCGACGCCCGCCAATCCGAATCCTCAGTCCAATCCCGTCCACACGATTCCATTCAAGAATCAGAAACAGCCAGAAGATCAAATCGTCCAACAGGAAGAAACTCTTCTCGATCGAATTTTCAGAAGGAAGTAACGCATGGCAACTCTAAATGTGATCAACAATAGAAGAGATTCCGTCATCCTCCATGCCGTTGCCAACGGTACGTTCATCGTCGCCGGAAACTCAACAGTATCCAACGTCGCTACGGGAACTCAGGTTCTAACCGGAGGCACCATTACCCGCGTGTGGTATGGCGGTTCTGGTCACTGGAACATCAAGCGAGGAGCCAATCTCGTCTTCACGGGTTCTGGTTCGGGATATCAGTATTTCGATGGTGCGGCACTTACAGTCGATAAAGCGGCAAACGTTGTCGTCGAACTTGTCGGAACCTCAAACGGTCATCTCATGGTCGAGTTGAGAAAAGAAGGCTCTGGAACGGGGACAAACTAATGAAGCTACTGAAGGAAATAGTCGAAGACGTACATGTCATCGAAGAAGCCAAGGAAGATGGAAAGAAGCATCTCTTCATCGAAGGCGTCTTCATGCAGTACGACATCAAGAACAAGAACGGAAGAACGTATCCGAAGTCCGTTATGGAAGCGGAAGTCAAGAGATACGTCGAAGAGAAGGTGAAGCATGGACGTGCGTTCGGTGAACTCACGCATCCCAATTCGCCCCAGATCGATCTCAATAACGTGTCCCACGTGATCAAGTCCCTGAAGTTCGAATCGAACGGACGTGTCATCGGGAAAGCCCAGATCATCGAGGAAGGGAAGGGGCTCATTGCTCGCGGTCTCATTGCCGCTGGTGCAAACCTCGGTGTCTCTTCTCGTGCTCTCGGTTCTCTGAAACAGATTGCCGATGGGACGATGGAAGTTCAGGAAGACTTCCATCTCGTTACCCCAGCCGACATCGTTTCCGATCCTTCTGCTCCGGATGCTTTCGTCCAGGGTATTATGGAGAATTGTGAATGGTTCTTTGACGAAGAGAAAGGCGCATACATCGCCGAAAAGTCATATGAACAGAAGAAGATACTTTCGTCTTTATCCGTCAAGCAAATCGAGGAACACAAGCTTCGTTTGTTCGAGAACTGGATAAAATCACTCTAAAATATCAGTTTCATAAATACAACAAATACCTGTTAGGAGAAAGAGATAATGGTCAAGAAGACAAAAGAAAAAACCATCAATGAACAGGCTCAGTCGCCGCAAGCATTTCCGACTGAGGCTACTTCAAAGGCTATGTTGATGGCTAATGTGCTTGATGTGATGGGTAAGATGTCCCGTATGGACCTCACCAAATGGCATGATCAAGCAATGGCAATGATTGGTCACGAAGCCGATTCCATTCCGTCTGGAACTGCTGCCAAGAATCTCGCCTCCGTTGGTTCGTCGGGTGCCGTCAATGAGGAGCTTGCTGAAATCCTCGCTGGAGAAAACCTGTCAGAAGATTTTCGCTCAAAAGCAGCAATTCTCTTCGAAGCCGCTGTCGGCGCAAAGGTAGCCGTAAAGACTGCCGAAATCGAAGAGATGTTTGAATCACGTCTCAATGAGGAGATCGATCAGGTCTCCACGGGACTCCAAGAAAAAGTCGACATGTATCTCTCGCATGTCGCCAAAGAATTCATCAAGGAAAATAAGGTTCAGGTTCGTCAGACCATCAGAACTGAACTGGCTGAAGATTTTATTACTGGCATGTATAAGCTCTTCACGGAGCATTATGTTTCCATTCCCGAGGATCGTGTTGATGTCGTTGAAGCCCTCTCGACCAAGGTCAAGGAGCTTCAGGAAGAACTGAATCATCAGATCAACGAGAATATCGAAAAGGCGAAGCAGTTGGAAGGTTTCCAGAAGGGTGAAGCCCTTGAGGAAGTTTCCGAAGGTCTCGCTATGACCCAGAAGGATAAGCTGAAGAAGCTTTCTGAAGGGATTGCCTACTCTGGTAACATGGATGAATACAAGAATAAGCTCAAGGTTATTCGTGAAAGCTTCATCAAGAAACCAGTAGGTGATGCGGCTGGACTTAACGATTCGGTTCCCGAAGAGAAAAGCGATGCCCCAGCACCACAAACCGCGATTGATCGTCTGGTGAAACACATCTCCAAGACCGTCAAGAACTAATATTACATAAATAAAATCAAAGCCTACTAAGGACAAGGGAGTTAATTAATGTTTGCAAAACCGGAAATTACAAAAAAGTGGGAGCCGATTCTAAATCATCCGGACCTCCCTGCCATCAAAGACCCGCACAAGCGTAACGTTACCGCTCTGATGCTGGAGAACGTTGGGGCTACTCATAAGCAACAGATGCTTACTGAAACTCCTCATGCCAACTTCATGGGCGCTTCGTCTTCGACCCACGGCGATGGTGGAATCGACATCTTCGATCCCGTCATGATGACCATGGTTCGTCGCGCGATGCCGAACCTGATTGCGTATGACATATGCGGCGTGCAGCCGATGACTGGACCCACGGGTCTGATCTTCGCTCTCCGTGTTCGTTACTCGAATCAGACTGGTGGCGAGACGTTCTATAACGAAGTGAATACCGCTTTCTCGACCGTCGTTTCGGGTGCTAACACCCTCGGTCTGAAGCACACTGGTACGATTCCCGGCAACACCACGTATACCGCGAACCTCGCTGCTGAAGGTCTCTATAACTTCGCTGGCGGCATGTCGACGGCAGTTGGTGAAGAGCTTGGCAACGCAACCGTAGCATTCCCCGAGATGGCGTTCACGATTGAGCGTTTCGGCGTCCAGGCTAAGGAGCGTGGTCTGAAGGCTGAGTACACGATGGAACTCGCCCAGGACGTTAAGGCAATCCACAACATCGACGTTGAGAACGAGCTTGCTGGATGGCTTTCGACCGAACTGATGGCTGAGATCAATCGCGAAGTCGTTCGTACTATCTACGTCACTGCCGTCAAGGGCTCCACCACGGACACCACGACTGCTGGCATCTTCGACCTCGATACCGATTCGAATGGACGTTGGTCCGTCGAACGCTTCAAGGGTCTGATGTTCCACCTCGATCGTGAGTGCAACCAGATCGCCAAAGAGACCCGGCGTGGCAAGGGTAACTTCATGATTTGCTCTTCGGATGTTGCTTCGGCACTTTCGATTGCTGGCGAACTTGATTATGCCCCCGCGCTCCAGTCCAACCAGTTCCAGGTTGATGACACGGGACACACCTTCGTTGGCGTGCTCAATAACAGAATTCGCGTGTATATCGATCCGTATGTCACGGGCGGAAACTATTGTGTCGTCGGTTACAAGGGACAGTATGCATTCGACGCTGGACTCTATTACTGCCCGTATGTTCCCCTCCAGATGGTCCGTGCGACCGATCCGAACACCTTCCAGCCGAAGATCGGATTCAAGACACGGTATGGCATGGTCGCCAATCCGTTCGCACAGGGAGCCACACAGGGACTCGGCGCACTGGTGAAAGACTCCAACGTCTTCTACCGCCGCACCCTCATCACCCACTTGATGTAAAGACTACATCAGGAACAAGATCAGAGCCCCGAAAGGGGCTCTTTTCATATGGAGGACACGATGATTTCATTCCGTCAATATATCGAGGAAATGGCAGCACGAAACCAAGAACGTGCGCTCAAACTTCTCGGATACATCCATTCAAAGCAAAAGTCGAAAGGATTGACGGGACGCGATCCCGATCAGATGACCAACATCGTCCCTCGTGCGAGGGAGAGACCGAATGTATCATACATGGACCTGGAGATGCACTTCGAGTATTCGGGCTCGAAGCCTCGGGATGTCCCCGTCCACACGATCATTTCTGGTCAGAGAACCGTATCAAAGAACGTTGTCTCTCAGAAAGTCGCCGGAACGTGGAAACAGCATGATCCCGAGTACCCGTGGATGATCCAGCACCGTGGGGTCCATTACCTCCTCGACGGGAACCATCGTGTCGCCCAGGCACGTTTGAAGGGCGAGAAACACATCAAGGCGATGGTGTATGATGTTCCGGATCACGTGGACATGCCCATGAGGAAATACGATCAGGGTTCGTGATAATACCCGGAATAAGTTGGTTCCGTATCATCGATATCCTTCATGACGAAATCCGTCAGGATGAACCACTTCTTCTTTTTCTCATCCCGCTTCGCAATACGGTTCAGGTCCGAGAGGTATGTGAATTGCGTGATGAGGAGCTTGATTGCCGCCGATCGTTTATCCTTCGAATCGAGTAGATAAACTGACGGAAACATGAACGGATTTTCTTTGTCGGTATGACCGATCCTGAATTTGAGGATGCGCTCGGTATACGCGCATTTATTCACCTTCTGAAGTGACTCTTCCCATCGAGTGTCCGTGAAGGCTTTCGCGACCTGCTTGCGCCTGTTGGCTAACGAGGTAATGAAACCACCAGTCTCCTCCAAAGAGATCAGGTTTTCGTCGACCCTCAGTTTACTCCTGTCGAGATCATCAATGGAAATCTCAAGAACAGTTGGCTTATCATGATCGTTGACGACTGCCGAAATACATCCATAGATGAATGCAAAGTTTTCGGCGCTCGTGAGGTAGACCATTTCCGAATGACTGGAAACGTTGGCTCCACAGAAATTGTTGTTTCCCGAAACTGACCTGGATACGATGCCCTCTTTGATGATGTTGTCGTCGAGAAAACCATCAGATGTTCCGTGATATACCTTCATAATCCTCTCGTAATTTCCTCGGTGACGGCGATCTCGATTCCATTGAGATTTTCGAGCACGACATACAGAACATTATTCGAGACGGAATGTTCGACGTACCAAGCAATGATATCCACTTCATGGACCTCATCGACGATATTCCCCTCCAAGGCATTGTCGAGTTCCGTCACCTGTTCGATAATCGGATGAATCATTTCTACTCCCATCCGAACGAGATATGAAGCTGTTTGAATACTTCTTCATCGACGACCAAGCTAATCTTGTAGCGAAGAAAACGCAGCGCCACGACATCGATATTCTCGTCAATGTGTTCTCGAATCTCCTTCGAAATTCTTCGATTGAAAAGGTAAATGATAGGAGTCGAGTCGAGTTTTTTGCGTTTCAGTATCATTCCGATGCCCCAAGAAACGATCTCTGAATTTGATTGATGATTTCATTTTTCACGACAGCAGAGACCTCGAAGTGGACGTTTTCGTTGACCTCCTCGAAGATCAGATCATCGACGAAACCATCAACAAAACTCTCAAGTATGTTCATAACAGCCACTTCTAGGTTGTCGATGCGTTCCATCATTTTACGTTCTTGTCGAGCCATGCCTTTGCCTCCTCGATTGAGTCGAACACTTCGATCTTGACCGTCCCATCGGGGTTCTCGACGAAGACTGACACGACCGTCCGCCCCTTCGAATCGAGGGACGTGATGAACTCAGTTCCCTTGTAGATCGCCATATGCTTTCTCCCTGACCTGTCTATATAAGTCAACCAACTCTCTTCTCAATGGCATCTCCGTATAGATTCTGTAGTTCGTCGCGGAACCGTGCGGGTCCAACATCTGGTAGAGGTCTTTCTTTCTGTGGAGCATGATATTGAGGATGCTCGATTTCATCGGTTCACGTCCTTCATGATCTGTGTATTCAGCATCACATGAACATGGCGCGTCAAGGAGGCGGTTCGACAGTAAACGCTCCCATATACGGGGAGCCAAGCCTCAAACTCGACCCCCATTTCAAGCTCCTTCCGGACAGGCGAGCCAGCCATCACGCCCGAAAAAAGAAAAGGATTGATCTTGGGTCTTTTGCTCATCGCCCCAAGTCCCTACCAAGTTGACCGGAAACCGTCATGTAAAAATCCAGCGTCGACCTCTCGGTAGACATAAAAACGTTCGTGTGTACGTCATACCGATCCTGCCAGCGAATGTCCCGTTCAAACCTATATCTGACAGGTCTCCGAGTGAAGTAGACTCCCTTCGAAAACCATAGGGGACCGATCTCATTACTCATCGAGTTGCCTCGTCACTTCATTCAGAAAGGCTTCGGACATGCGCGCGAGAACTCGGTCGACTGGGAGCATCACGTTCTCGATGTAGGAGTCGGAAGTCTTCATCCGATTCCACTCGTCGAACTCGTAAAACACTTCCGCATTCAGACGTTCTCTCTTGGCAACTAGAGCAACTACGATGTCGTGTCTCATCGATCGGTTTCCCTCTCCAACCCCGAGGTGACTGCCATCGTGAGCCGATATTCTTCGCCGTATACGATAGCAAACGTTCGATGTTCGACCTTTAGCATGACCTCTCTTGAATACGTCTCTATCAAGCAATCATTCATTTCCGCCCAATCAAACCCCCTCAACTTCACATAAAGGTGGGAAGACACGACATTCTTAATGGACATCATCGCGGATTTTCCTAATGATCGTATACAATTGTTCGGAGGCAGGTGTTCTCGTCATATCAACGATCCTGACCCACACGTTCGCTTCTGCTAGAACATCGACGTTGTTTATGATGTTCATCGCTTTATTTTTGCCGATCTTTCCGGAAACATTCATTCTCGATCCCATCGATCAATCCAACCATCACGGCATTTTGCTCGTTATCAGAGCGGTAAGGCATCGGTGTAGCCCGAACAAAGACGGCAATCCGATCCCACCCCTTGTGCGTCAAACTACCGAAGAGCTTATGTGGGCAGCGGGGATCAATTTTCCATTCGACGTACATCTTCATTCATCTCCATTCCGATCGCGGTTAGCACGGCTCCCCTTTCTTGCCCTTCGTGCAGGAACGTTATCATATCGATGAACTGAACAATCATGTCCCATCCCGTTTCTTTCATGGGACTGAACATTCTGAGTTGGACAGCGTAATGAATCCTACTTGCGACTCTCATCTCACCCATCCGCCGAGATCACGACCTCCGAATACCGCATCGAGTTGCCGTGTGATGGCAATCCAGTACACAGAAACATTTTGCCCGACAGGGTTCTTCACGAAAATCCAGATGTTTTCTCGGTCGACTTTATCGTGGAGATCGAAGAGTTTCCGAGATTGTTTGTTCCTGATGTCCGTAACGACAGTATCCGAGACCTTCATTTCAGCTTCCCCTTCACTTCATGCTCCATGGCTTTCTGGACTTGATCGACGGAAGTCCAGACATCATACGACATCATCCGAATGGGCTTGGAGACTTCCTCTTCCACATCCCAGTGGATTTCGAGTGGGATGGCAGCCATTCTGATCATCGAGAAGTAACTCTTGACCTCACTTTTCATCTCCCGACCACCCCCCGATCTGGTCCGCAATTTTCACGAACACGGTAGAATACACCGTGAAAACAGACCTTCTAACAGAAGGCTGAAGAGCGCTCCACACCATCTGTTCGGTCCATTGACATTCGAAATGTTTTACCTTGACAATTCGGTTGAACAATTTCTGATGTTTCTCGACGATACGATAACCGTTATGCATCAAAGCCTCCCTCAAAGAAAAATCCACCGAATCCCTTCAAGAGAATTCGGTGGATTTCCATCCGGTCCAAACGCCAAGCCGATCGTTACGTCCGGACCTTCAGACCCTTGTACTCGGCTTCCGTGAGCCCATACGTCCATGCCACGGCTTCCATGGCAGTCTTCGACTGCGGCGGAACAGAGAGGAAGTAGGTGCGCCGCGTGCCGTCCGGTTCGAGCGAACCATTCAGAACTTCGACGACGGCAATCTCATCGCCCTTCCGGTTCCGCTTCTTGCGGAGACGACCCGTCATATCCTCGTGGACGATCTTGGCATCGGCAACGTACTTCCCGTACCCGTACCGTTCGATCATCGCTCTCCGGATTTCCTGGTTCGACTCTTCGTCAATCGAATCCGGGGTAATCCGAGAGGGGTCCATGATCAGCCAATCCGGGACCGTCAGACCATGCCACGAGTACAGGGACCAGCCGTCCCGATACTTGATCGACGGCGAGTCCTCTGAATGAAGACGACCGACCTCATCCTTCTTGATGTACTCCGGACGATCAGCGATGACGGCAACGTCGTCCTGCCACCACACCCATCCGCAATTGAGGATCAGCGTTTCGTCGATCTCGAAAACCTTGAGAACATCGTTCTGCCAGTTCATGACATCACGGAAGAAGGTGATGTATGCACCCCACGAAGCCCAGAATGCACCGGACCTCGAATTGTGGATCGATGCCTTCAGATTGTCCTTGAATTCCTTCAGTTCCGACTTTTTCTTGAAGAAGGAATCCGGAACTCCAAGGGAATTCTTCTCGGCGAATGCCTTGATTTCCGCCATCTTCTCGGGCGGCATATCCTTGTTCGGGTTCTTCGTCACCCAATCCTTCAGCATCCACCATGCCAGCGTGCCGCCATAGCACGCCGCATACGGCGACGAAACGTGGAGAACGAGCTTCGGACGCGGAAGCGATGCCACATCGTAAGCCTTCAAGACGGCTTCTTCGGCAAGCGCGAAATTCGACGGCTCGGTAGAGAGACCGATGTCGGTCCACTTTTTGACCCATTCGGGAAAGCGTGCAATCTGTTCGTCGGTAATCTTGTCGATCACTTTGGTCTTGGTCGCCATTTCCATTTCTCCAGGAGGGTTCTGATAAGAGTGAAGGGCGGTTCCTTTCGAAACCGCCCCTACCGTGTCGGAGGACTTCAGTCCGCCACTACACGAGCCGCACCCAAGTCCCACTCACGCTGCCGACGAACGCGGTACGTGCCGGGGGGAAGCGGAATGGTCGAATGCTCCTCGTGCTTGAGTTCCGAGGGAGCCGCGATCTTGACGTGACCGATGTAGAGTTCCGTGGGAACGTCACGTGCCAGCGCGTCGTCGCGGAACAGAGTTGCCTGCGGAGTATAGAAGGCGTGACGATGACCCGTGACTTCGCCGCGTGCCAGGACGACAGCGCCATCCGGATCGTTGGCGATGATCGACTTCTTGGGGACGGTCTTCACGTCTTCGACCTTCTCCAGAATGATATCGCCTTGTGCGTAAAGCTCTTTCATTGATAACTTCCTTTGCTTGTGTGGTTCCACTAGACCATATAGATCGATTTTCGATGCGGTGTCAACACACCAAAAAACGAGAGTGCCGTAATGTTGCCGTAATGCCACATATCCAGGCTCTCTTGATATCTATGCTTGACGGGGCAAGTCAGATCGGCGAGAAGAAGCGCATCAACTTCACCCACCTGAGATCATCATCCCATGGCTAAGCTGAACCAAATCATTGCCGTCGAAAAGGGCGTGAAATCGAAGTCCCATTCCGTCCTTTCGGAACTCTACAAGCTCATCCAAAAACCC